CTTTTTTCAATCTTCAATTATCAATTCGTTTTTTGTGCTATCCCAAATGTACTTAAAAATATCGGATTGCAAATTCGATGGTTCTTTTATTTGGATGAATAACGATAACCTATCGGCTGATACAATGGATAATTTAACCGTTATTTCAGCAAATGAATTAAATCCTTTTAAATCGTTTTTAGTGGCTTGTTCAAGTTGAATTCTTCCGAAACTACTAATTGAAACATTTTTTAAAAGGCGTTCAAATTCTGAATTTACTTGGTATTGTTGTTGCTGATCGAATAAAAGTGTATTACCCCACCAATCAAAGGACTGTTCACCCTCTTTTAATTCCTTAGTTGATCCTTCTACATTACCCCCAAACAAATCAAGATAAGGCATGTTTTGCCAACCTCTAACGATTTCCAAATCTTTGCCATTAAATGACAAATCCCCACCGTTGTTATTTTCGACTAATTTTAAATCCATTATCCTCTTGTTGTCCCAAGTTTTGGGATATTAAATCCAGATGAAGAACTTTTACTTCTGGAAATAGTCGCTCCTTCTGGTAAATTATTGAATGTTACCGTAACTTCTTCTTTTGTCAATTCTTTAGCTATGGTTTGTGTTCCTGATGGGTTGATAACTCCTGAATTAACTTGTGCTTGTTGCTCGGCTAACATATCAGCCTCTTGGAATTTTTCTTTAGCACCTCTTTCTAATTCTTGACTGAAATCTAACGTTAAAAATCCTCCGTTTTCAGCAGCCGTTTTTGATTCAATCGCTTTTTGTTGCAACATCATTCCCTCCTTAATCTTCTCCTTCATTAATTCGGCACGCGCTTCTTCTTCTGCCCGCTTCATAATATTCCCGATCAATTCCTTTTCTGCATCATTAATATTTTGCAAAGATTTTGCCTGTAAATTATATTTATCAATTATTCCAGGTTGAAGTTGCTCTAATTTTTCTAACGTTTGATTGTACGCTTCTGATCCTTCCGTGGCTTTTCTTAACTCCTTAAACAATAAAGTCGCTTCAACCCTTTGATCTAAGGAATTTTCCAACGCTCTTTCTCTTACTTCATTGTTTAATTTTTGTTGGGTAGTTTCACTGGACCATGCTTTAGATAATGCGTAAACTCCAGTTGCCAAACCTGCAACTCCTAAAGTTATCCATCCGATAGGTCCCATCAATAATTTACTTGCAACCGCCCATGCTTTTGTAGCTACTGTTACAACCTTTTGAGTAATCGCATACGCTTTTAGTGCTACGTTTGATCTACCAACTGCAATTGATGCGGTGGCACTTAACCCACTCATAACGCCTAAAACTACATTATAAGCCATTACACCATATTTAGCCAATCCAATAATTTTAGCAAATGTTCCAACCACCGCTGAAATTGCTGAAACAGAAATCATAAGAACCGCCACGCCCGCTGCAATCTTCATAATGGTTTCAACCGTGGATTGATTTTCACTGGCCCACGCGCTGAAACTTTCTATTATTGGTGATACTGCTTGAACTAATTTGGTGATCAATGGAATTAATGTAGTACCTAGGGTAATAGCCAATGCTTCAATATTATTTTTAGCCAATTGCATTTGTGATTTACCTGTGCCTAATTGTTTTTCGTAAGCTTCATTAAGTGAATTTTGGCCTTTGGTCATATCTTCCAATGTGGTGAGATATGTTTTATTCGTTGCGCCAGTTAATGAAGTCACCGCTGCCAATGCTTCGGTTGATCCCCAAGCTTGTGCGGTGTTTATTCCCATTTCTGTAATAGCTTTATTCACCGCATTAAATCCACCTACTAAATTTCCATTTTTTTGAATCAACTCTTTTTCATTGGTAACTCCTAATTTGTGAAAAACTTTCTGCATTTCTGCCGTTGGTTTTTGTAAGGAAATTATTGAGGCTCTTAATTGGTTTTGTGCCTGACTTGCTGGAGTTCCTAAAGTAGTTAATGCAGCAGTTGCGGCTGAAAAATCTGCTAGGCTTACATTTGCTGATTGAATAATAGGTGCCGTTGAACCAAACGCCATTGCCATATCGGAAACGGTTGTTTTACCATATTTAACCGTCTTAAACAAAATATCTGCGATCTCGGCTGCTGATTTATTTTCACTTGCAAAGGCGTTGGTGGCCGATGTCATAATGTTAGTTGCTTCCGATGTGGTGGATAGTCCAGCGGTTGCTAGTCTTGCGGAAGCATCTAATGTAGTGAATTGTTTTTCTGCTGAAACTCCAGCGGAACGAATATCATATAGTGATGTAGTCAATTCCTCAATTGGTACTGGTAATGTTTTTGACATTTTTAGTACCTCATCACCCATTCCTTTAATTGATTCTTTATTAGTATCAATTACGGTAGAAATATTGGTCATTTGAGATTCAAACTTAACCGCCTCATTCGCAAAAACAGCCATTGGAGCGATTATTCCAACGGCCATTAATGCGGTGTTTCTTGATGTTTGAAATGCTGATTGTGAAACGCTTCTTAAATTCCTTTCAAATTTCGACATTGAAGCCTCGGCGGATCTGGTCATTTTATCGACTGGTCCACTAAATTTATCAACAGCTCGAAATATACTAGGAATTTCTAAGGCTCTCATTTATTTTTTTTTTCTTAGTTTCTCGTACTCAATTTTAATATCGTTGTCTACCCCTTTAATCGTGTCGTAATGGTATTTTAAACCAAAATGGTCTAAATCATCAAGAAATAGACCATTTATATAATCTGGTGTCCAGTGATAATTATAAATTACCGTCTTTATCCACAAGTCTACTTCATAGGGGTTTACACGAAAAAAACAATTAGATGATCTATTTGTCTCATATCTTCGTGATCGATATATTCAATCAGTTTAGCATTGACACCCGTTAATGCAGCGATTTTGCAACAAATTGTACTTCTTGTATCTTTTGCTTCATTAGCCCCATACTGTTTAAATAAAGCCGTGTTTCCTCTTGGTTTAAACACAAGTTGTTTCAAACTTGATTCACCAACTGGAAACATAAGGTTATAAGTAATTTCCTTTGTTTCAGGATTCATAATCATAGATCCGTCTTCAATTGCTGAAACTAAATCATTGATTGAATCCTCGAATTTCGTTCTTAAATTTGGTTTTACCATTTTGAAATCAAGCCACGTATTGACTTCTTTTATGGCTTGTTCTTTGGTGATTTTTGGTTCTGGCATATATATCTGTTTTAAAATTTACTGACTGAAAAATTTATAACTGATTTAGAAACTAACCGGCAATCTTTTCAAAAGATGCACCCGCAATTTTAACGGTAATGTTACCTGTGTTAGTTTCGGTTTTAAGATCACCGACTGGCTTGCCCGATCCCTTGTAAATACGTCCATTTACTAAACTAAATGTAAATACTGCTGGGATCGGACTTGCAGCCAGATTTCTCAACCTTTCTAGTGAATCTCCTTCACCAGTAACCATCACTTCAAATGAACCCCTAACCCTGTTTATTTGGTAAATCGGTTCACCGTTTGATCCGATCATCCCATCATCATCTGCGGTTCTAAAACCACCTAAATCAAGTGAATTAGTTTGGTTAGCAATAGCAACAAAGTTGCCTGATCCCAATATCGGGTGTTCGTATGTGATGTCGGTAATATCTCCGTGTGCTGACATAATATTTTTTTAAAAATTTAACTCCTAATTTAACCAAAATTAAACCCTGCCTCGGCAGTGGTTGGTAATACTCTCGCAAATCCAGTGCGTTTATATCTGAAAAACGATTCCAATCTGTCAGGATTTGATGATGACAAATTTACCACAATCGAATCCTTCATAAATTGTGCATCGGTGATTAAACCACGTTTAACCAAATCATCAGCATAATCGAATAATTCAGCTTTCCAAGTTTTAGGTTTAACCACATTTGAAGCCGATACCATATCGTTATCAGATGCAATCAAATGTCCTACCACTGATTTTTGTTCACGCAATAAATAACCATATCGAATATTCATGTCAACCATGATATTTCTTGCATATCTGAATTGTGGAATAAACTCTCCAACTGGGTGATAAGTCGTTACAAAATCCTGAATTTGATATTTACCACTAATTAAATCAACGGTAGAATTACCTTTTTTTACGTAAACATCTCGGTTGGCGTAAGATGCCATTGTACCGATGCTTAAAGGTGTTGGAATGTCTGAGTAATATCTACCAGAAACATCCAAATGTGGTGTATCTTGTGAAATTCTAGCGAATTCTAATGCTCCATCTGCCGCTGCTTCTGATGGTAATACTGATGCTAGTGGAGCGGGACAAAGGATTGAAGTAACTTCTTCTTTTTTAGTATCAGTATAAGACGAATCATTATCATTTACTGATCCCGTAAGCAATAAAAATGGCTTCCAAACCATCGCTTGATAACGTCCCGTAGGCGAATCTGGTGATGGTTTACCGTTAAATGCTTCAAATTCTTCGATAACATCGGTAATATCTGATCCGTAAGTATTAATTACGATTGTGTACCATTCATTACCAAATAAAGCTAATGATGCTGAAACCTCTGGGTATTCCGCACCGTCAACCGTTGAAGCACTTGTATAAGTCAGTGCAACTGGTTTATTATTGGTATCAACGATTGCGGTAATTAAATCTGATGTAAGTCCTTTCCATTTAGCTGTCCATGTAACCACTCCCAAGGCTGATGTAGCTGTTACGGGTGATGATAAACAGGCATTGATAGCACTTGCAATTTTTGCAGCGATTGTGGTAATTGAATCACCAACGGCCACAGAAAAATTATAAGATGCACCATCCAAACCACGTCGACCAGCAATCACAACCGTATGAGTTGCTGCTGCTGAAGCAGTTCCAGTTACGGTAATTGTACCTGCTTTAGCTACTGCACTATCGGCTTCTTCTTGTGGAAATACCACAACAGGAATACCACCAATACCGCTTGATGTTATCGGAAATAAGATTCTAGCCGCTTGATGAATTGGTGAACCAAACCCGTATAATTCACCCGCTTGTTGTTGGCTTGTAATTTGCGTTGGTGTGGTCGGGTAAGTCAACTGATTAGCTGTATTTACCTCACCGAACAAGGCTATTTTTTGGGGTAAATTTGGGCTTGTTGTTCTGAAATCACCAACGGTCAATTCGTAACCTACTACCGTTGAAATCAATTCAGTTCCTAGTGCATCACTTGCCATATATTGAATGTTTTAATTGTAAAATTAAGTGATAACAAATGTAGATTAAAAAAAAAATTATAAAAAATAGTCGTTAATTTAACGATTAATTAAAAAATGTTTTTTATATTTGTGGTGTTGAATTGATAATTTTAATTCGTGTTTATGTTGGACGAGGGTTCGATCCCCTCCACCTCCACAAACGTTGTCGAACCGTAGAAAACTGCCTAACGAGGAAAAACAGTAATCCTACGTAAAAAATTAAGGGGGTGACATGGATTTGACAGTATGATAATCGGTTAAATAGATTCAACAAATAATAACTGGTAAAGTTATACAAATGAACGAACCTGCTAAATTAGCAGCTTAGTTTGAAAGCTTTTACGGGTGTGCTTAAAAACATCCGTTTTTTTTGGTTAGTCGAATGAAAATAGTGGAGCCTACGTTAGTGTCTTGATTCATTTAATGGTATTATACAGGTTCGATTCCTGTACTAACCTCAAAACACAGAGAGAAAGGGAAGTGACAAGGTTTTGTTTGATTGGAGTTGTGTACAAACTTCGAAATAAAACAGAACTTTCATTCAAAGCTAGTTTGATAGCTTCCCGATGAAATTAAAAACAAAGTTTCCGATAATTCTTTGTTTTTTCCACCCCCGTAACGACACTTTAATAGAGTGGTTCGACGGGGTTT